CGCTGGCGTTCCAATCTGTATCATATATCAATATGTCACTGCGATTTGTACTAACAGCTGAACCATATGTTAATGATGCTTGGCTAGCGGCCTGTATGCTGGCTATGTTATTACCACTGTTGGCTGCGCTACTGGCATTGGCCGCACTGCTCATCAACACTCTGATGTATGACACTCCAGCAATGGTGGTGTAGTTGGGAGTTATACTGGAAATCGTCTGACCGCTGGTGAGATATGTGGCCACAGTCAGCAAGTCAGACACACTGGCGCCTGTGGTGCTGGTGGTCAAAAAGTCAAATCTAGTGGAATTCAACGCACGATTGTACAGAGTGGCCACACTGCTGGTAACCACAGTGCTGATGTTTTGCGCACCATTGGTTGCCGCTACGGGACTGCTCACAGTGGCCACAGCATTCATAACGACTCTGGTGTATGCCACTGAGTTAACTGTGATGTAATTTCTTGTGATAGTGGATATTGTCTGACCATTTAGATACGTGGCAGTACTCAACACATCACCGGTTATCCACGGCGTTGAAGCCACTGCGGAATCATAGCTGGAAGTGGTGATCAAGAAATCGTTACGGCTGGTACTGAATGCCTGAGTATAAGCAGGTAACCATGGAGTTGTAACTCCTAATGTAATATTAGTACCGCTAGCTGAGGTAACTGTTAGAGCCTGACTTAGAACTATACGTGTGTACGCACCATTAGAAGTTGATTTTGGTTCGTTTAGTGCAAAGTTAGTTGTGATAGCTGTAATTGTAGTGCCGTTAGGAACTCCAGTTCCAGTTACAGCATCTCCCACAGTAGGTTGCGGTGATAATCCTGCAAGCGTTGCTGTGATACAATTATATCAGTACTGCCTAATGTAGTAGCATTTATATATCTGTAGCCAGTAATTGCTGTAAGATTAACTGTGGTCTGATTACCCAGTGTACTGGCAGGTGCCACAGTAAACACGATTCTTGTATATGTACCTCCAAGATAACTAGGAGTGATACTGCTGATAACACGTAACTGTCCCACTTGAATTTGTACGTTATCACCTGGAGCGATTGATGTTGAGGCTGCAGATTGTAATGTAGTATACTGAGCATTGGTGATCAAAATATCAATTCGACCAGACAGCACAGCGTTGTTGTAGTTTGTATTGCCGTATGGTTGAGTTCCACTGAAACCAACAGCAGTTATAGTTGGAGTAGTGTTAACCGACGCACTGGCAAGGTTACTGGCAAATGCCAATGCAGTTAGACTATTTGAAGCATTACCAAAACTTGCGGCATTTACAGTAGCAGTAATAATGTTAAAGCTGACCGCAGTCAATGAAACTGCGCTTGGAGCAAAAGCTCTAGCAGTGATCGACGTTGAAATTTTTCCAAAGACTACGGCACTACTAGTACTAGCACCACCACCCCATGTTACAGAACCACCTGCCGCAATTTGTGCAAAACTTGGCTGTCCACCTGCCGCACTTGAACTTAATCCGTTCCAAGTAATCTTAGTTGGATCAGTCGGGTAGTTAATAGGATTCAATATGCCTTGAACAACAATACCACCCGCATTGTTAGGTGTTGCTCCAGCCCAGGTTAAGTTTACGCCGTAGGTTCCTGAAGCTCCAGTTCCGCTAGTAAATGTTGGCGCAGTTGAGCTGAATGTTCCAGTACTGGTGGCTTGGTACCAGTTCTTGACTCCGGCACTTGTATATTGATAGTATAATCCGCTAGTTGCAGTGCCGCTAGCTGACCATTCATTTCCGGTAAATGGATCTGAAGAATTAACTGTGTTTGATGAAATTGCAATAGCATCTAGAAGAATTTGCGCTCGATTCAACAATTCTCGTTCGCCGAGATCTCCTGTTTGTGCATTTGATACACTGGGTGCTAGACGTATCAAGAAAGATGTAACTGGGTCCACACTGGCTGCAACACCAGTAGATGCATAGTTAAACAAGTAACCTCGATCGCTATCAAACTGACCGTCGATCATAAACGCACTACCCCAGTGACTAATAATTGGAGTAATAGTATTTGATACTAATATTACACCTTTGTTTATAGCATGGCTAGCGCCTGCACCTGCGCTAAATGTTTTATTTGATCCTGCTACGAATTGAGTTAACGAACTTCCTCTTTCACAATTTAATAAACTAGTGCTACTCTTGTTAGTGTATCGAATCAATTCGTTTTCAATCATTACAGTGCCCGCTGTAGGGAAGTACGAAGCATTTACTACCGGTATAGTAGTTGTGGTACTGTTAATTGCACTAGACAATTTATCCTTAGCACCTTCGTTAATAACTTCGTAGCGTACTGGCATATTACCAGTTCGCATGTAGGCTTCGCTGTTTACGTTGCTATTACGGAATCTGTGTGCAAAGCAATAGTTACCATCTGGGCCACGTAGCATAAAGTCGATAAATCCAGCACCGTACCAAGTCCACTGCATACCAATCATCTGCATTTTAGTTACATCTAATGTATAGCCGCTTTGGCCAGAACCGTTTAATGGATCTAAATTCCAATCAGATTGAGGTACAATTAAATCTATTGTTTTACATATTTTAGCACCTACTAGGTTAGTTACACCTCTATAATCAGGGGTAACTGACAAACTAGTATCACTAATAACATTCGATACTACATGGCTCATACCTCTTATAACTATACGATCTCCTGCTGCCAGTTGTTGTGTAAATCTAGTATTTGTTCCAGTTACTGCATTGGAATTTACACCCAAGCTAATAGTTCCTGCAACTTGAAAGGTACTTGATCGTTTTACCAAACTCATTTGAATACCGTCGTACTGCCAGAACATACCGTTTTGATCATCAAATGTTCCAGAACGAACAGTTGCACCGTGCCATCCACGAATACTCATTTGACATGGACTACCTAATTCGCCAGTTGTTGATCCCAATGCATTTATTGCAATCACTCGTAATCTTCTTTCGTCAACGATATTGCTTACTGTATAAATTCCGTTATAACCAGAGGTAGTAACATTATTGATTTGTATTTGAGCACCAATTTGACAACCGTGATCTACGTCGTCAATAGTAACAGTAATCGTTGATCCAGCAGTTGTTCCTGAAGCTGTAATACTTAAAATATCATAACTAGGTGCAAATAAGGCTCCGGTATTATACATAATACCTTTACCTGATTGGTAACGAATATACTTCTTACTCATACGAATTGCTTGCGCACCGTGGGCAGGACCGCCTGTACCAAGTTGAACGCCACCATCTAACGGTCTGTGTACGTAGTAACTGTCCGGTCTACTGTAAACAACACCGACTAGGGTGTTTGCTAGTATGCCAGGTGCTCTGGCAGTATATCGTAAACTTGTGTTAGTAGGAACCTGTTCAACATAAAATGCACCTGCGGCCAGTTGTGCATTTGCACCAGTACTACTTACAGTAGTCGTTATGCTATCACCTGGAATAAATCCGTGCGGGGATGTAAATTGTATTTCAATAGTTGCAATTGATGTATAGGTCAATGTGGCGGCATTTGCCACAGTACCAGTAGTAACATCACTAAATGTTATAGAACCAATAAAACTTACAGTGCCAGTTGCTACAGGAGTGCCAGCGTGTGATATTGCAGTGATTGCTCCGCCAGCAGTTACAGTCAATACTGTGATTTTAGCACCTAAGTTGCCACCTTGCACAGTGATCACATCACCAATTGCATATCCGCTGCCTGCTGATTGTACCGTGATTTCTTGAACACCCCCACCTAGCGCAACTGTATTAACAGTTAATCCTGTGCCGCCTGCGGGAGAAACAGTTGTAGCTACACCCGAACCAGATGAATATCCAGATCCATATTCTAGTGTTGCATCATCAAATGTTGCAACAGAGTTTATACCAGTTGCTCCAGTTACTGTGATATCTATATTATTACCAGGTTGATTGCCGCCAAGACTTGTGCCCGATATTGTGATAACTTCACCTACAACATATCCACCACCTACTGAGCTACCTGTTGATACCGAATAAATTGTGTCTATCCTAGCAATATTAAATGTTGCGCCAGAGCCAGAGCCGTTTGTGCTGTTAGGTACGATATTAGTATATGTTGCTGTAATGCCCTCAATAGCAGATGTTAATGCATCTGATAGTGTTAAGGTATTTTGAACAATATTTGTGACTTGTACTGCTACTCCGTCACCTCTATTTAATAACAGACCGGTAACTATACCTGCAGTACTTGTTACAATTATACTAGTATCTCCAATGTTGGCAGTTGTGTTTAGTTTGGTACTAGCCACAGTTCCGCCAGTTCCGGTTACTCCGGATATTTGGGCGCCAGCTGGTATGCCGGTTCCTGTTACTGGACTTCCTATTAATGGAGCTGGGCCAGTATAACCAACAAATGAACTGCCAGCAGGTACTGCCAATGAAGTTGTTATAGTTCCGCTTTGTCCGTTGGAGTAAACAGTAAATGTAGGTTGACCAACACTTGAGCCGGTGTAAAATCCGCCTGCTCGTAGTTGAGTATAACTAGAACTTAACAGTGTAGGATTACTTGTTCCTACTTTATTTTTTGCATAATAAGTAAAAGTAGTTGCTGTAGGAACACTTGCAACAATAAATGTTCCTTCTGCTCGGCCAAAACCCAACACACTGCTGGCCAATGCTTTGATTGTAAACACGTCGCCTACTAGGAATCCGTGAGCTGCCGTAGTTGTTACTGTGATAGTACTAGATCCAGTACCTGTTGGCGTATTTGTTACGCTGGCATCCGACACTACAGATGCTACTGCTTTATCGCTACCTGGTATTTCGTACACGCTAGGATAATTACGCATTGTTGAGATTGTTTGCCACTTGGTAGGCTGTAGTCCGTATTCAAAGTCAGCGTCAAGCATGGACTGTGGAATACCAACTTTTTGACGTTCCATAGCATCTGTTGCAATGCTGTTAAGACGAACTGTTTGTTCTTTAGCTTCTACAAAAATTTGTATACTGTCAGTCACCATGTGGGTGCTAGTGTCGACATCAAATGTAATGGTGGTTACTCGATCGTTGCCATATAAAGCTCCGGGAAAATCACTGTCATATGTTTCAGTGTAGGTTATCTCTGCCTTATAAGAAGGGTCTGCAAAATTATAATATATAATATTTCGACTGGTATTTGTAATTAATAATATATCTTTAAGTTTATAAAATCCAGGAAATTTAACCGATCCTCTATTGGAAACAACAGCAGGTAGTACTGACAATCCGGTATTAATTACATTGATAACAATATCAGCAAGAGTTGCTAATTTAGTTTTTCCAGCGGCTTCTGCAACGTATGCGTTATCTCTAACTTGTGTGAATGTAGTTTGTCTAAAAGTAAACGCCGCATTGGTTAAAATGTAATTTTGAATTAAATTTTTAATAAATGTGTGTGCAAAAACCTCGGGTTGGCGATCACCGTCTACTTGCGGTACTCCGCCTATCCAGTAGTATTGAGCATTAAAAACTGTTTGTCTATTGCCACCGTGTTTGAGATCTGATAGATATCCTTCTAACACATAACTAACGTCTCTTCTGCATTTTTCTGCATTATAGGTATAGTACGCATATGGTGAAATATTATTTGTTGCATTGTAAGCAATATAGGCAATAGTTTCTTCTTGTATAAATTTTTTATTTACTTCCAGTAGATAGGCTGCATTTGGATATAAATTAAGATCCGGAACAACGTTTCCAGGTGTAAATTTATAATTTGATATTTGTTTCTTTGCCATTTAAATTAATCCTCGTTTAGCTTAGTGCTATAGACATTGCAACCGATCTTGCGTCTACATATTTTTTATTTGTTGTATGGTTGTTTACTGTTGGTGTAGTATTTAATACTATATTTGAATCAGCTTGAATATCCCCAGATACATTTAACGAAGTTAATGTTCCAACTGATGTTAGATTTGAACCAACTACAATACTATTCAATGCAGTACCAGTTAACGTAGTTGCGCTGGCAGATACGGTAATATTTGCAGAACCGTTGAAACTGACACCGTTGATAGTACGAGCTGTTTGTAGGGTTGTTGCAGTACTAGCGTTGCCAGTTACTGCACCAGTTAGATTACCAGTAACATTACCAGTTAGTGCGGCTGTAATAGTGCCAGCACTAAAATTGCCACTTGCATCACGAGCAACAATTTTAGAAGCTGTGTTTGCATCGGTAGCATCAACAGCTAGTGTTATAGAGCTATTATTTGTTTGATTAGCAGTAAAAGAACCACCACCTGTTAAGTAAGAACCGGCGGTAACAGTCTGGGTGCCGTTGCCGATTCCTAATGAACTTATAGTACCTAAAGTCCAGGCTCGTGTAGCAAGGGTACTTCCGCCCTGGTTAACTCCGTCCATTATTCGTAAACTTCCTAAGTCTACGTCATAGACAACCATTCCAGAACTGTAGGACAGTCTGTCTAAATCAACAGCATTTTTTGCTTCTAATTTAATGCTATGCTCGGTTTTCATAATACTAGTCCTTTATAACTAGTATTTACCCGTTTTACTCTTTGAAATAATATTCGTAATTAACGCTGGTTGGATTTTCTTTACGGATTTTAGCACCGTTTTTAAGATGAAATCTTTTTGCCATTTCTGTTTGCGGACTTAGTGTTACAATACCTTTTAAGTCTTTAAATTCACTTTTTAACCAACTTGCGGCTTGCTGAAGTAGTGTTGCGCCTGCACCTGGGCTGTAACTCCATATGGTATAAAATACTGCAATGTTTTTATCCTTGCCCATGTCAATAAGATCTTGTTCATTTTCAGGAACATCTTTAAGCCATTGCATACAGGTAGCGGCAAGTATTTCTTCTCCTGCTTTGAGGATCAATATTTCTGCGGCTTCGTTAATACGTTGCTCAAGTGGAATATGTGGACGTACTGGATCGTCCTTGATTAGTCTAACTAACGGATCAGTAATGTCAGTGATATGATGTAATTCCATGCTCGCTACCTTTGTATTATATGCGTATTTATTATACTTATGTAAAAATACAATTACATTCAGATTACACATCATCTCCAGGCAAGTTGTTCAACAGTTCTCTCAATTTACTGCCAGCAACTTCAGCTTTGATCTTTGGCTTGGCCAGGTCAAATCCTTCTACAGGACTTGCACGTTCCCACGGAGCACTGGTTCCTCCAGCGTCATCAGCCGCAACAGTTTGTCGTTGTTTGATACTGTTGAGTAAACTTGAGCCAGCACTGGCTTGACCACTACCATAAGTATCTTCTTGTTCAAGATCCGTAATACGTAACGTATCAATGTTGAACTCCAAATCAATTTTCATACCAACACCGCTACTGCTACGAGTTTTCATCAGTTGGATTTGATACCGTCCACGCTCACGCATAGCACGACTTGTAAAGATACCAAACACATTATCTGCTGTCTGAATCTTACTTAACCCACCAGAGATATGGCTATGATCAAACTCTACTTCTTCAACAGCACCGCGATTCAATTGTGCCGCAGTAACAAACACACAGTTCTTTTCTACTGCAAGATTACGTAATTCTTCACTTACATACTTGTCTTTAACAAACAAGTTTTCAGCACTGATGCGCTTGCTCAATGGCATTAACAAGTCCATGTAGTCAACTAGTAATACATCAACTTTACGGTCCATTTTGATCTCATACTCTTTTAAATATGCACGAATGTCGTTGGCTGTTTTGCCACTGGGCATGTACTTGACTTGGAACTGTCCCGACTTCTTTCCAATCATCTTAACTTTCATTTCCACATCATCAAGATTCTTAAAAATCTCCCTAGTGGGTATGCCAGTTACCATTGCATCCACTCGCATACTAACCAATTCTTCACTCAATTCAAGTGTTAGATAGATTACATTATATCCAGCAAGAGCATAGTTGACACCAAGATTAGCCAAGAATAAGGATTTACCAGCACCGCTACCACCTGCCCAAATGTTGAGCTCGCCGCGGTTAAAGCCTCCAAACAACTTGTCATCAACTGCCTTCCAACCTGTAGAAATTTGTCCATTTTTATCCTTAATAGCCATTAGACGAGCACGAGGATCTTTAAAATAATCTGTACCCATGTCTCGTTGTAAACCAACTTGTACTGCCTGTTTAATCTTTTCTTCTACCGGACCATACTCACCTTTTTCTAACAAGTCTGCACTTTCTAGAATAGCACGTTCAAGTCCTTTGTGTCTGGTAAATGTTTCAAAGTCATTCATTAGCCATTCAAAATGTTCTTCACGCAAATCCGTAGCCGCTTTTAAATTACTGCCAGTGGCCGCATTTAAAATATCTGGTGTAGGCAACACATTATTTTCAGTCACATATTTGGTTAGAAATTCTGCTGGATCTTGTAGTTTTCTATCGAACAGTTTACTGTCAAAGATGCTTTGGCAACGCACAAACGTACCAGCATCTGCCAACATCATTTCTAAATACACACGCTGAATATCGTATCCGTAATCAACGTTTTGTCTTGCTTTATCTTTATTTTCACTCATACTATATTATACACTTTAATTAAACACTTTAACACCGTATTGGCTCTCGAAGTTTCTTGCATCTGCGTGGTCATTTACCATAGGCTTGCCTTTGATATTCAAACTTGTATTGAGTAACATAGGACATCCTGTTTGTGCATACCAAAGTTCTAAGAGTTTTCTAAACGGGCTTCCATCGTTTGGTACAGTTTGTACACGGCTAGTTCCATCACGATGCACAATGGCAGGATAGTAGCTAGGATGCCTGCAACGAGCGACCACTTGCATATACCTACTAGTACTCCAACCACAAGGCATATCAAAGTACATGTCCACATGTTCTTCAAGTATTGCTGGACCAAAAGGTCTAAATTCTTGTCGCTGTTTGATTGCATTTACTAAATCCTTAATATCGTTGCCTCTAGGGTCTGCTAATAAGCTTCGATTGCCCAATGCACGAGGGCCAAACTCTGCTGGACCACGGGCTAGTCCACATATTTTATTTTGTACAATATATTCTACAATTTCTTCATTAGATGAACTACCTTTAATATTGTATCCTAAGAATGGATTAGTCCAATCAGTATGCTGTTTCCAGTTAGGGTGTTTTGCCAGCACTGCTCCTATTGCACTGCCTGCATCACCAGGATTGGGGTATATCCATGTTTTATCAAAGTATTTTCCAGTAAGTCTATTGGCTAAACAATTCAATGCACATCCACCCATTAGTACTAGATTACGTGACCCAGTCATACTAGCGGCTTGTTGTAATACTCTTTCAAACGCCATTTCATACACAACTTGTGTTGCGGCCGCAATGTCAAATGTGTCGTTAATAACTAAATCAGGACGCCACGATTGGCACCCTCGATGTAAATTTTCTTTGATTCTAAATGCGTGTTGATAGTCATCGTTTGGCAAACTAACAAAGTCGTCAAGTATATCTCTAATAAGTTTATTAGGATTACCGTAAGCACTCATACCCATCAAGATATATTCTTCTTCGTTGGGTTTTAAATGACAACGTTGCGTCATCGCACTATAAAATAATCCCAAACTGTTAGGATAGTCTAAACTAGATATTTTTCTTAACACATTACCATTACCTTCCCATAAGGTGTATGTGGCAAATTCTCCAATAGCATCTAACACAACAACTGCGGCATTATCTAATCCACTTGTGTAGTATCCTGCTGCCGCATGACTCTTATGATGATTTACATAAGTTATGGGACAATTAATTCTATAGTTCTTTAAATACTTCTTAATATTGTTGTCTTGCCATTTCCACCCCTGGCCTGCAAATAATTGTCTTGCAGTTTTAAGATACGGGTTCTCGTACCAATACACACAAGAAGGTTCACCAAAACTCATAGCATGAGATAACAGCCCTGTGGATAAATTTCTATCATTTTTTACGCCGCTAAATCGTTCACTGTGACTGGCAAACACTAGTTTTTCGTCACAAAACACAGCCAAGGCCGCGTCGTGACTATTAGCTGATATTCCCCAGGAAATCATTTGTAGATGAACGGATCTCTTTTCCGTAACTCTTCTAAACGTTTTTTAAAGGCACGATGTTCTTGCCACTTGTGCCACGGGGACAACAGTATATTAATTATTCTTTGAACCATTTTTTTGCTCGCAATTGTATTTTTAAACCGTTTGATTCTTTTGCTGATACAACAAGCCATAGTGTAGCAAGTTTGCCCAGCTTGACTACAGCATCATTAATATCTTTAACACCCTCCGGCCAGTCGGGCATACTAACACTCCAACCATATTCAACTGCCTGCTCTAACGTTAGTTTGCCTGCTTCATCTCTGTCAGGTACTAGTACAAGTTCTTTACCTAACTGTTTTAATAACCAGTTTTGACTGTCTTTTATTTCTGCGCCTAACAAAGCACAGCCATTAATACTTAGTGCGTCAAAGGGGCCTTCGCTGATAATTACGAATTCTCTTTCGTCAGATTGTGCATCTAAGTTAAACACATACCCAGGTTGTTGTTCGCTCAAATATTTAGGTTTAGCATCATTAATAGCACGAGCAGTCCATCCAACTATTTCACCTTTATACAAGAACGGAATAATGATTCTGCTGTTGAATCCCACCTTGTTAGTCCAGTAAAACGGATACGCAAACGGATCAATTTTCCTTTCAATCAAGTATGCAACTGACTCAGCAAACTTTGTTGGAACTGCATAGTCGCCATCTGGAAGTTTCAAAAATGTAGTCAACTCTTCAAAGCTAATAGCATCCAAAGGCAATGCTCTAGTGTCAAACTTTGGAATAATAGTTCGAATTTCTGTTGTACTAGAGTCGTCTAGTCTAAGTGCTTCCAGTCTAAGTTGTGCAATAACATCATCTGGAATATTTAAATCCCGCATGAACTTATTCATTTTTTGACTGATATGTCTGCCTGGTTGCCAACTGCATTTAAACCCGCAATTGAAACAGTGATAGCTGATAGCATCGCCGGCATTAACGATAAAGCCACCACGTTGTCGTTTGTCGTCGCAACAGACAGCATTAAAGCTAATCCAACCACTTGGAGTAGTTTTACGCTTTCCTGGAAGATATTGTCTTAGTGTATCGGCTATGAGGCTCATAGCACATTATACTTAATATACAGTTACTTTGTCAACAGTTCCGGTTGGATATGTGTTATTAACACCAATCAATACTGGATCAATATATGTCCAAACCACACGAAAATAGTTGTAATCACCCACAGGAATATTGCTAAAAATACGTGTAGTTGTAGTTGCCACACTAGTTGTCCAAGATTGTAATGAAACTGCATTTTTGAAAGACTCTACACTGATAGTGCTGTCCTTAGTGCCTTGTATGTAAATGGTTCCAATATAATTAGTCATAGCTACTTCAAAACCCATTTCAGTTGTGGCAACTGCTTCGTAAAATTTACATGGTATTGCACTGGTATGATTTTTGACATTGCCTTGCAAGTCAATTTCTCCGCTGAATCTGTCATAAACCACATCATCTCTGAATGTTGGTAATGCATCACCAACCACTTCTATTTTGCCTTTTGCACCAAATCTACTGTCTGCATACAGCATTACATCCGCACCATTTTTCACAGCAGTTACGCTATATGTTAAAAATTGATGATTTAAATCTGCTAGATCATCTTCTGGAATAACCGTGCTAGCCAGCCCTTTGTAGGTAGTTTGTGGTGTCATTGGAGTAATGCTATAAGGACTGTTAGGCAGTGCATTACCAGCCATGTCCATGACATTTAAACTGATGTTAGTAAGTGTTGTCAAGTCAATTCGCTTTTGATCAGCATTCTTGATATCAAACTCTAGGGTATTATCTATACCATTGTAAATTTTTATTTGTCGTTGATACACGTTTGTATACTCCGTTGTAAATCCTGCCAGATTGGCTAATAGTTCAATTCTATTTGGATATAAATAACTTGAAATTTTTTGCATCTCACAGGAGTCCTTTAATAGTATTTATGGCAAAACTACGCGACAATATAGAACAAACCTTACCCTTCATTAGTGTAATAAATTACGGCGAAGAAGAATACGTGGGTATCATTATAAATCAAGATCAATTTGTCACAAGTTTTTACGATTTAAATGCTATCAAAACACCCGAAGAAAGAACCTTATTTTTAGAAATAGGCGAAACTTGGTGGTGGGAAAGTAACCGACAATTCCCTATCAACATATTTTGCAAAGATCAAATATATGTGTTTTCTTATGCTGTTAAAACATTCAACAGCAAAGATACACGTATAGTACTAGGTCCGGTTGTTAATTTGATGAATTTAACATTAAAACGTGTAAAACGTAAAAGTGTTCAATTAGTACGTAAAGTTCGTTAACTAAACCCGTAACTAACTTGCTCACATATTAAATTCATCTGTACTACCACCACTGCCGCATAAGCAACAGCATGTGCTTTCTTAAAATAGTAATCTTCATTCTCGGGTTTAATCCAAACCTCGTTCATAATCGTAGTCCAATCTTTCCCAATCAGATAACGTTTCGCGGGTCTGATCATCGCCAGTACTGCGGCCAACTGCTCTATAGACTTTGGCTTGCTTTGTCTCAGAATAGACCCATGCCCATTCACATGGAATAGGTTCTGGGTAAAGTCGTCTTGTTCTAGTAGATCCCATAATGGCTCAGTCTCCAGTAGTTGAGTTAAATGTTCTTTATTTCTCACACCGTTGTAGGCACTTACATTCAAAAAATCTATTTTAAAATATCCTCTATCCTCTGCTGTTTTGTAATCGATGGTACTTAAACCAGTTATGGGATTGTATGGGATAGCTGTACAATATATGCCTGTATTGTGTTTTTTATCTGTTTCAAGCACAGCCGTGACATGTTTAAACTTTTCCAAAGCTTCGGTTCTGTCAGCAAAGTCAATGTCAATATCAGGCATTATAAATTCGATTCCTTAGTTACTTGTTTAACAAGTTCTACATCAGCAGGTAGTCTTTTAAATTTATGAAGCCAAAATGGTAAATCAATTATTGTGCTGACAGAATCCAATTGTTCATCATTAAATTTTTTAAGCATGTCTTTTCCACTGTTACAATTTAATACTAGCCACGGACTAATTTTACCATCTTTAATATCATAACATGCTCTACTTAAACTCACATACAAAAAATAATGATTCCATGCACTATTATTATTCTCTGCCCACGTCATCATGTGACCAATACTACGTTGCAATGCAGTCTCTACAGTTTCAGTTTTAATAAGGTTTAAAACATATTCGGTATAAAGTTCGTCTCTACACCAGTGATCCAATTTTGCGCCGCTAACCACAATCCAGTCAATGAATCGTTCCGGATATAAAGGATTAACATTACTAACAAAACTGCCAAACTTAACAAAAGCATTATAATAAGGACTTTTAGCAAACTCCTCATATGTTTTATCCTGCCGACTGTTTTGCGTTTTTCTGTAAAATCTGTTGTATGTATCATAGCCTAATATAACGTGTTTTTCTGTTTTAGCCAACGCTCTACGTTTCTGTTCGCAAACATGTACTGCTAAGGTTTTTTCCTTAGAATACTTGTTACCACAATATTGACAAACATAATTTTTATCTATTAACGACATCATTTTAATTTTTTAGCTATCGTTGCTTCGTCCATACCATATTTACGTGCTAGGTCTTTTACTTCTTTATCTGTACTTATCTTGCTTAGTAATTCAATCTCATCTCTTTTTTTATTTGGATAAAGTTCTTCTAAAAACTTAGTTCGTTTGCTGTTACCGTCAGCCTTTTTCTTGTGCCCAATCCATTCGTGCCAGAATACTTTATCGCCGTTATAGCTACACATACACAATAACAACCACATTAATTTAGGATGTTTTTGCAGTAGATTCCAATTCTTATTAAAGTATTCGTTAACAGTTAATACAAAATGTTCTTGTATATCTTGTTTTTGACCTTGCACACTACTGACATATCTGTTAAGAATAAAGTATTCGCTCTTTAATGATTTTTGCTGGTCAGCATCCATTGCGTCCCAGAATTCTCGAACATTCTGATCCACTGCTGACAGTTTTTCCTTTAGTTCAATTTTATCACTCACGAATTTTATCCTTACTTAGTTTGTATATCATTATAGCACGATCCAAGGCCTTTTGTAAAGTGGGATTGGTTTTCGCCTCTCTATGAATATCACCCCACAATTTACTTTCTCGTATGTGTTCGATCAACGGTCTTCCGTCTTCAGTTCGGGGATCAGGTTTATCTTCCATTTCGTACTTGTAACCAATTAGTTTACGTTCAGTCTCGCCAAATTCTCGAGCATAAATTTCCTCGCCGTTACGTTCATATATATAAGTTGCCCCAGGTTTAAGCGACCCCATATTATTTTTCTCGAGGTACTAGTTTTGCGTCAAAGGCCATCACCGTCCGGTGACCTGTGCCTTTCCAGGGATACACCGTGTGCGGCAAATGACTTGGAAATAGAATTACAGTTCCGGCTACAGGATCGTATTTCCAATTATCATTCATAATAAATTTACTAATGTCTTTGGTGAACGGCAACCTAAAAAATATTTGACCATCACTGGGTGACGAATTTTCTTGCATTTCAGGCGAACTTATATAAATGTTTCCGCTTAGATCTCCGCCTGGATGACTATGCATTTCTTGATAATCTCCTTGGTACTGGCGAATGGTCCATATGCTTGTTACGGTGGCTTTACAGTATTTCAATTCCTCAGTTCCACTTTGTGCAGTAATTAATTCAAGATACCCATTACATATATTTTCAAGCCAGTGTATTAGCCAGCCAATATCTAAATTCATCTTATTAGGATATACTTGAATCTGTTGTCCTCCCCTAATGCTGAGGAACGGATTTCCGCTGTCATTTAATTCTGGGTGGCTGTGTAAATTTTCTGCTAGACCATATATTTTACTAAATTCAACCGGAGGTACTTGATCAATGGCAAGCACTACTGGTTGAAAGTATGCTACTTTTAATGTCATAATATTTTATCCAATTGTATAATTTCACTTTGTCTGCTGATTTCTTTGACAAAATATGCACAATCTGGCTTGTGTCCAAATCTAGTAGGAGTTGCTAACAGTTGTCCATTTTTCATTTTAGGAAAATACCATTTAACATCATTGTAAAAATTCACAATCTCAATCTTTTTAAATTCTACTCTAAAACTGCTTAACGGGTTAAAAATCAATGCTTCAAAACCTCTGTCATTCAAACTGGTTAATGGTAAAATTTCAATGTCACTAGCACAACTACTATCGCCAACTGCAATACTCCAATCTAATGGCATTGCAACTTCATCGTCTCCAATTTTAAGAACCATTGCAGGTGCATTAAAACTTTCTAAGAATATCAATGGCATGAAGAAAAAATCTGGTTCGTTTGCATCACTGTTGTCTAGCACTGCAAATCTGGTATTTTCGTCAACCTCCTCTGGTAAATTGTTCAATGAAAACGTTGTGTTATCTAATGTTAATATCTGCATAATTCCTTATTTTGACCAATCCACTTTTTCTAATGTAAATGGATATTTGGCTTCCTTGTAAAATTTCTTTCTTTCGGTGAGGTGCCGTTTAGCATACTTGCAGGTACTGGTAATGTCCCAGATTTGTACAAAATCTTTGTCCTCGGCTTTTCGAATACCGCGGCCAATTGATTGTATAACCCTTGTAAAGCTCTTTCCGGACTCCAGAAGAACCAAATTAAAAATCCTAGGGATATTAATACCCACAGCGGCCACACCGTAAGTCGCCACAATAATCTTGTTAGTAGATGTTTTAATTTCGTCATACTCTTCTTTCCGATCTTTGGTTTTTACTTCACCTGAAATAAAAACACTGTCCTCAATTTCATTTATTAAAAATTTGCCTGAGTCTATCCTGTTTACTAGGACCAGTGTGTTGCCTGATTGAGATATTTTCTTAATTAATTTGCTAATATAAATCATCCTGTCTTCATCAGTGACAAGATACTTTAATTCATCAGTATACGCTTTAAATTCTGGTAAGTCAACCATTTGCACAACATTAACATGGCATGCACTAAGTACACCCATGTCTTGTAATTCATGTGCTTTAATTCCGCCCACCACGTGTCCAATACTTGCAAAAATTTGTTCGTATTCGAATTTTTCTTTTGGTACAGTTCCAGTTAAACCCCAACGAATTGGAGCATTACACAAGTTTTGAGTGAGTAAATTCTTTAATACTTCAGCCTTTGCCATGTGTACTTCGTCAACAATAACTGTCTTAACTCCATCTAGGAATTCTGCAAGAGTAACAATATCATGCTCGTGATTTTTACTCTTTTTGTCTAAAATATTAAGACTTTGCCAAGTACAGATAGTATGTGTCTTGTTAAGATCCTTGCGATCTCCATAATAAACACCCACATCAAGCCCTACGTTAATAAAGTCTTCTTCTGTTTGTTCTACTAGACTTTTATTAGGAACAATAGTTATTGTACGACCATATTTTTCTGCAAGATGACTTAATGTTGCTGTTGTGATTGTTTTGCCAGCACCTGTGGCAATTTCTTGTAGACTTTGTGTGTTGATTAAAAATGTATTAATTGCCTCAACTTGATAGTCACGCAACATAATAGGTTGTCCAGCTTGCTGATGTCCTGTGGGCCATACTTTACCCAAGTCTGCCCAGTAGGTTTCTGTTACTGGTATAAAATTAATCTGTTGAGTAGTGCGTAAATCTTCTACTTCGTCTATCCCCACACCCATTTTAGCCAACACGTCAAGTATTGTTTCTAACTGACTAAGATATCCGTTGCCGCCCAGGCCAAACATACTGACCATTCCGTCCCAACGACCCAACTTGTATGCTGGATGATATCTTGCATACGGAATTTCATACTTGAATGTATTAGTTAATTTTTTCCTAGCATCTAACTGCAAACCTTCTAGTTTGATATTAACTTCGTCTCTGATTACTATTTTTACAGTCATGATAAAATGTGTTTTTCCACTATTGGAGCAGTGTCGGAATATTCTAAAATCAAATCACAACAATTTGTATACACTGCTGTTTTGCCGTGTCGCATTCCCATGACATTATCTAACACAATAACACTCATTGGCTTCCATGTGTTGGAAAGGAAAAATTTAGGGATTTTTCCACTCTGAACTCCTACTATTTTTGTGTCACTGTCTAGTGGTGAATTGTATTTTTTCTCACCAATCAATTGATTAAATTTTATACCAGTTTCGCTGTTGGGCAATCTAAAATAAATTCCTATGTCGTTATCGATACCACAAATTTCCAGTGCATTATTCAGTAAATTTAGGTTTTTTAGGTTTTTTGCTTCATCCCTACTATCGAAAATAACCATCAATGGCAATCGCTTTAGTTCAACCAACGTATCTAAGATTTTAATCAAAGAATACTGAGTTTTGTCAATCCACACCCGGGAGCCTGATCTGTTTGAAATTGTGGAAATTAGTGAATTTTCGTATTTTTCACTTTTTTCGTCATTTTTTAGAAAATACTGATATCGTTTGCTTCGGTCATTAATCAATATGCTGTCAGCAGGTGTTTCAATGCCTAAATCAGCGGTAATGTGTTTGACAAAATTCTGACTGGACATGGCTGTGATTAAAAACTGGTTTTCAAAATCAGCTTTTGACCATGATTTTATGGTGGCATAGTGAGTTTTTATGGTTTCATCGATATCAAAGTTTAATTTGTCTAAAGCCTCGTAAAGCATCACAAGATTATGCTCTGTGAGGTCGGCTTCGTAATTTTTACCAGGATTTCGTTGAGTGAAATTTTCGAGATTTTTTGACAAATTTTGCAAAATTTTACGAATTTGCGAACTAAACGTAAATTCTAAAACCAAGCAAGGCTCGTGCTCTAAATCTTTGCCAATATAAAATTTTCTCACTTGCTCGATGAATCTAAATCGTTGTGACCACGCCGGAGCCTTAATTGTCTCTAAAATTTCATCTTTAAAAATCTCAAATTTTTCACAATTTTCGACAAGAATTTTCAACAACAGCTTTGATTGGTTTTCGGTAATAAACACATTACTAGAAATTGCAGTTGCAAGACTTCGTAAGACTCTGCTGTCTCTTTTTGCCAATATTTCTTCAATAGTTGGACTATTGTGGTTTACAATTTTTAGTAATAATTTATCAACGGTGGTCATATAGTAATTGTAGTGTATTGATAGCCATAAGTCAAGACAATAGAAAAAAATAGGCCTTGTTTTATTTAAGGCCTATTAGTGGTAGTTTGAGCAAACTGATTACAACGAAGCATCTTCCATGCCAGCAACTCTTAGTTTAACAATGTTGGTAATTTGCCACTGTTTTTGATCAAGTGCCTTGGTTATACCAAGCCATCTGTTTCTAATCAGTGCAAATTCATTGATAATTTTTTCAAAGTCTACAACGTCAGCTTCGCCTTCTACAAACTTTTCACAGTCTCTAGAAGATAATGCTCTTTGATAATTTTCAAGATATTTCCGAAAATGTTGACTTTTTAAACGTCTAAGTTCAATGTTTAGGTATTCTAAAATAGCTTCAATTTCTTGTAATTGACTAAATCGTTGCTCTACTATGCCAGGCATACTAGCGGCTGCTTTTTCCACATTACCAGAAATACGGCATTCGTCCCTTGCGGCGATCAACTCTGAATTAAAGTGGTCTGCCGCATCAGGAATGTGCGAAATGTCTTTGCTAATTTTAGCGTACCAGCCCATTGTTATTCCAGTTCTTGATAATCGTCGTCTTCTTCTTCGGCTTCTTCATCTTCATTGAGATAATAAGAAATAGCCTGGTCTAAAATTTCGTCAACTCCAGTAGCGGCTTGCATCACACGATCCGACACACCAAAGTCTGCCAGCATGTCAATATATCTTTCTGCTACTGTTTCTAACTGCTTTTTATCTAAGTATTCAACAAAGTTTAACCAGATATCACCGATTTGTGTTTCATTCAACATTTTCATCTATCTCCGTAGGAATGGTTGTTGTTAAAGGTTTGATATGAAATTTTGCCATTAACATATCTAATTTATCATCTTTCCATTCTTTTCGGTAGAATTTGAATTCCTCACCTGTCTCGGGATCAACCCATTTGAGTCTATTGCCTTCTTGTTTTAACAAGCCGGCTTTTTCACACATATCAACCATTCCTGAATAAGGATTCATACCTGTTTCATACGGAATTTTAATTTGCACAGTTTCAAAAGGCTTGCTGTAACGAGTCTTCATAATTTTACAACTAGCACGAATGCCCATTACGTCACTTACTTTATTGCCATCCTCATCCTCTTTGAGTTTGAGTTTTTTCATAGCAACAACAATACTAGACGCATACACAAACCCTTGACCACCACTGATCTTGTCATCTGGATCAAACATGTCCTGTGATGCATAAGTGTGGTTAGTACAAACCATGCCCACGTTGTAACTACCAAACATGTTTACACAATTACGAACTAATGAGGTTAATGCTTTTGGCTTACGGCCCATATCCCCCTTCATGTCACCAGCTTGGAACTGATTAATGTCGGTAGGGGTAAGCAACATACCCAATGAGTCTATGACAAATAGGACTTTAGGACGCTCTGCCATTTCTTTGTACTCTTTCATGAATTCATGAATGGTTTTTGCCACATCATCAATCATTGCCATGTTGAGTTTAAGAAGTTTTTCTTCGCTGGTATCTACACCCAGTGCATGTAGCCATGTTTCGTCAAGTGCATTTTCTGTATCAATCAAGATAACATAGATACCTTGTTGTTGTGCATTTCGTACCAGATTACCTGAACAAATAAAACTTTTACCTGCACCAGATTCGCCAGCAAACACAGTAACCTTGCCCAAAGGAATGCCTTTGTTAAAATCACCGCTGATTAGGTAGTTGAGTGTGTAGTTACCTGTACTAACCCAATCTGTAGGATCGTTAAATCCTACTCCTAGACCATCAATACTTTTGGTCAAGGTTTTTCTAAATTTTGATAAATCGAAGGCTTTTGTAGCCATAAGTTAATTCTCCTATGATGATTTAAGGGGACCGAAGTCCCCTTATTTTTACTTTTGACGATTGCGAATCATTGCCAAGATGTCTTGGGCACGTGAATCACCACCTGCACTTGCTTCAGCTTTTGGTGCTGGAGCAGGTGTCGACTTAACTGCTGGAGCAGGTGTGTCGTCTTCATCATCATGATGAGATGCTTGTGGAACAGGAGCCGCCTTAGGAGCAGACTTATTTGGATCGCCAGTGTTCTGACTCATTCCTGCTGGTTTGAAATATTGTCCCCAGCGTTCCATGTCATATGGTTCGCCGTCGACTGATGCTTCAAACATTTCTTTCATAACTTTCAATTCAACTTCGCCGGGTTTCTTTGGCAAGAAATCTGACAAATTAAACAAACCATGTTGTTTGATTGCCGCTTGTTCTGCATCGTTTAACGGACGCTCACGACGTGCCCAACTTGAAGTTGAGTAGTCAGCATAGCCGCCTTTTGAACCTTTCTTCATGCGATAGTCTAAACCATGCACGTAGTCAGTTGGCAAATCTTCCAATTCTGGATCAACAAGTGCCGCACGAATTGATGTAAAGATTTGTGGTCCAATAATGAAACGACGAATTGGATTTTCTGGTTGCTCGTCTGTCTTTTCACCAAGTCCGTCTTCTGCAACAAAACCTTGGAAAATGTAACTGCGTTTTTTCCAGTACTTACGACCCATGTCTTCTAGACTTGGATCTTTAAACCAACCACGCACTTCTGCCAAAATTGGGCAAGCGTCACCATACATTTCTACGCATGGAACTTGTACTGTTACTGGTTTGCTTTCTGATTCACCTTTGATTCCAGCGAATGGCAATTTGATCATTGCACGTTCTACCCAGAAAAAAGTGTTGTCTTGATTACCGTCTGGTAAAAAACGAAGTGTGGACTCGCCGCCTTCTTTGAGATTCCAGAATGGATAAATTGACTTGTCTCCACCTGAACGATTGTTGTCTGAACCTTTCGATTCTGCTGCCTTGAGCTTTGCTCTGATTTCTGCTAAAGATGCCATAATTGTTCTCCTATTAATAGCCTTAGTTTGCTTTATGTGCCTATATTTGTTTTACACCCTGCAAAACAAAAAGTGCATACATGTTATTGTACGCACTTTTATTTAGTAAAGCAAGAGAAATCTTGCCTGAAATGTGACTAGTTTACTCGATTATCTGTGATGTACCAAACTGATAATTCTGTTCAATTCATCATTTTGGAAACCAACCGATTCAGCTGTTGCTGGTTTGTTGCTCACTGCCGCTTGCTGTGCGTTGTTCCATGTGGCATTTTTGTTAGCCGCAACTGGTGCAGATTGACCACCTAAGAAGTTTGGTAGAATTTTTTGAGCAGTTGTTCTAGTGTCTGGAGCGGCTTTTGTACCTCCCCATGTTGGATCAAACGCTTGAGCGCCAGCTTCATCATCGGTACTCATTGATGTTTGCGGTGCGGCCGCTGGTGCTGGTGCTGGCTTTGTAGCTTGGGCACCAGCCATTGGATTAGCAGGTTGTGTTGGGTCTGCGGCCGCTGTTGCCGCTGGAGTAACTACGCCAGTTTCTGGATTAGTAGTGCTACCATCTGGGTTTGTTATTGATACATTTTGTCCAGTTGCTGGATCAACTCCGTTGGCAGTTTGTGCCGCTGCCAATTGTTCTGGGCTTTGAGCAGGTGCCGCAGGTGCCGCAGGTGCCGCTGGTGCCGCAGGTTGATTCTGTGGAGCATTAGGATCAGTAGTTACGTCTGGATGTTTGGCCATTGCCGCTTTGGTTGCTGGCCCTAACTTGCCGTCAACTGTTAATTTTAATGTAGGATCTTTGGCATTTAATTTTGTTTGTAATTCTTGAACAGTAGCGGCCGGCATGGTCTTGTCGTATGCAACTTTCGGTGCTGCCGCAGGTGCCGCTGGCTTAGCAGGAGGCTTAGTAGCCTGTGTTCCAGCAGGTTTTGCTGGTGTACCGCCCGCCCATGTTGGTGCATATTTTTGGTAACCAGCTTTCATATCGTCCCATACGCCTTCGTCGACTTGGCTAGTTTTTTCATTCAAGCGAGCTGTTAAGTCTCGCAATTGTTGTTCGTTGATTTGTTTTTTCATATTAATTTCCAAAGTTAAGTTTGCCCATGATGTCTTTCATCATGTCACGTGGATTCATTTGTACACCAGGTGCTTGTATATTTTGATTAGGCATTTTATCGTGCATACCTTTCATTATACCGCCCATGGTATTTTTGAGTTGTCCTTGCATTGCATCTGGGTCGCTAGGATCAAAGTCCTGACCACCTATGTTAAATTTCATGCCTTTGATCTTGTTCACAGCATCGTCATAACTAGCGGATTTACCATCAATATTGCCTGAGCTAGTGTTAGATTGCGAAACTTTTGCGCCTGGGTTTTGTTGTTTCCACTGACTGAACAACTGGTCAATGTTCACGTTAGGATTTCCTTTTTGGAACTGTTGCATGATACTGGCAAAATGATCACCTGTTGGATCTTCGTCAATAGTTTGACTGACTCCTGACAAACGCATGATCTGATTGTGCTCATTGCCGCTGGGATCCATTTTATCAATCAGTTTTAAAACTTTGGCCAAATCATCTTCGCTGGCGTTTTTGAACTCGCCATTTTTAAAGTCTTTGACAACTTTGGTCTTGGCACGTGTGCCACCAATGGTGAAATTCTTTTCTTCTGAGTTCCAAAAACCTGCAACACTTTTTAGCATTTCGTGCGTACCACTGGCATTATCATCGGTGTCAAAACCAAAATCTGTTGGACTCATTCCACACTCTTCAATGCAATCATGCAGTGTCATTGTTTTATGACCAAAGTCTAAAGTAGTGTCTAACTTTGCGCCGTGATCTTTAGCAGTGTGAATTGCTTTGATTAATCCCTGACGTGCTAAGTGACGTGCTTGACTGTGTCCAGTATGTTTAGCACCGCTCTTGTCAGTAATTGTGCCTTTG